GTTCCATATAACTCACCTAGCGCATCAAGCGTATCTCCAAATGCATATCTCAATAAATTACTTCTTCCAGTTGTGTTAATGCTACTAAGCAGATTAACAACTACATAAGCAAATCCTTGTAAAAAGATTCTTCTTGCATCTCCAGGATATAAAATATCTCCAGTATATGTTTCAAAATCATTTATAAGTTCATTTGTAATTGTATTAGCATCTACTGTTACAAAATTAATGTCACTCAAAATTTGCCACCACCTTAATTGTTATATCTCCATTTTCGTCCGCTTCAACAATGTCAATTTCACTTATTGTTGCTCTCGGCTCATATGTTGTTATCGCATCTATAGCATCGCTTATAATCTGACCTTTTGAGGTAGTTATCGGCATATCTAGATTAGAAGGGTTTATACCCATGTCTCGCAAATAAGGCACTTCATTCATTTTTGTCTTAAGTATATTTGATATATTATCCGCTATTTTTTCATACCCTGAGGCATTCCACTTAATACCTGTATCTGTACTAATTTCTATTGTCATTTTTTCTTCGCCTCCTCGATAGCCTTAATAGCATCAGGGCTCATTGCATGTGTCTTAACTGTTTCCTTTTTAGATGTTTTCTTTTTTGTTGTTGTCTTAGCCCCTGACGAAGCATATTCTTCAAATTCAAGTGCAAGCATTGCCTTTAAGTAAGCGCCTTTCTTGCCTATTACTATATTGGATTTTGATACTGTTTTAAGTAAAAATCTATTATTTGATAGAAGTTTACCGCCTAATGTAAATATCTCAGGCTCCTTTGATAACAATTGATTATCCCACCAATCGATTTCTGCTTTTACATCTACAAACCTAGCGTCAAGTAAAATATCGAATGATAAAGGAATTAATCCTATCCCTTTAATATATGTTGATGGCTTTTTCCCTTCAACCTCTTGATTTTCAACATTTAGCGCGAGGGAATAAGCAATATTATCAAAGGTATAAATTTTATTTTTTGAAACATCGAATGTTTTTACTCCAAATGTTGCTATTGCCATTTAAACCACCTCAATATTTCTCTATCGTTTGGCGAACAAGCAAATATGATCTATTATTTACGGTATCATGTGTTATTTTATAAATATAATATTTGCCGTCAAAATTGCTAAACCCATCTATAGTTATTACGCTAGCTGCTGCTACATCAGCAAGATATTTGATAGGAAGCCATGCGGTTTTGCGATATTTGTTTTTATTTCTCAGATATCCCTTGCTCCATCTTTCAGCTTCTCCGACATTTGTCAAATACTCTATACGTCTGTCTGAGCCTCCTACTATGGTATTATCATTTGCTGTATAAGTAATTAACTCGCTACCATAGTATAATACTGTAAAGTTTTGAAATACATCATCTGATAGTTGAAAATCATATTCTGGATATAAATCGTCTGATGTAATTGTAATCTTTGATAATTGGCTTTCCATATAAGCTTCAGAAAAAACAATGAGCTTACCATTTGTCACTTTGCAGCAATAACCCTCACGAATACAAATATCATTGAGAAATCCTATATCAGTTTGTCCACATTGTGATAATGCTGAATAAGTGTACTCTGTAATTCCATATGTCTCAAATTCAAGTGAATTATTCTTGGCGATATCACTAATGATTTCTGAGAATTTTATATTTCGCCATATACGGTTCTTAGTTTTTTTTGCTGATATAGGAGTTGAAATAGCCTTTAATGTAAATATTCCTGCACTTTTAACAATGCTATCTAAATACATTAACCCTGTACTATAACTTTCGGATTTTATAACAATGCTATCGCCACGCTGGGGATTCCATTTTCCCCATAACTTCTCACTATCAGGAAATACAATTTCTGCATCATCTGCTCCATTGCCGGCATAATCATGAAGAACACATTTTTTTATATCTATTTTATTTGTTATATCAATATTGTTATAAAATAACTGAGTCATACTCTAACCCCTTTTCCATGGAGGCATAGTATCGGGACTTTCACTTTCCAATATCGGTATATAAAGTTCTGTGCCATCTTCAAATATCAAAACATCAGCATATTGAGGATTTACTGCGATAATGTCAGCTACTTTAAATGGGTTGTCATAGAAAGCTTGAGAGATTGCATCCCATGTTTCGCCCTGTATTGTTGTGTATTTGGTTTTATATACATTAGCCATTGAATGCTAACCTCCCTTTTTTACTAAAATAAGCATCCATCTTTCGCTCGAAATTTTCTTCTTCTATTGAAAGTTGTTTAATGATATCATTACCACTTCCATTAATAACTGGTGCAAAAGTAAAATTATTAACGACACCTCCAAGTGATCCACCGACTCCCGATGCAGCCTCTTGCAGTAACGCCCTATTTCTTGAACTATTTCCATGAGGAACTATCGTTTCTGGTTTATCTCCTACAATTGCAAGTTGGGGATTAGTTACAGTACCTCCAGTTCCAAACTGTGGTATATTAGGTATATTAAATCCTTTTCCTCCGATTTTAGGTACCCAACTCGGAATCTTTATTTTATTGAGAGATGCAATGAACTTAGTATTAATTAGCCCTATAAGTCCATTAATTGGTATTTTTATAATGTTTACAAGGCTATTTACCCAACTTCTAAACCCATCATTGTATTTGTATAATGCACCTAAAATACCAGCGATTGGATTCATAATGAAACCTATTACTAATGGCCAATTAATCTTTATCCAATTAATAGCCTTTGAAACAGCTCCAACAATTCCATTCCATAAACCAATCCAAAAATTACGGAATTTCTCTGATGTATTCCAGAAATATACAAATCCCGCTACTAATGCCATAATACTTGCTATAACTAAGCCTATTGGATTAGCCAGCATTGTTCCGTTAAATAATTCTTGTGCTATAGCTGCAATTTTAGTGCCTTTCTGATACATAATAATAGCTTTAGTTAATAATTCATATCCTTTAGCTATTTTACTTATTATAAATTGTATTTTTAAAACTGCATTATACGCTATAATAGCTGATGTTATCGAAAGTATTATGCCAATAATAGGTTTTAATATATTAATTAACCTATTGGAGTTATCCATTACCCATTGAATTCCATCACCGATTTTTTGAAAGATTGGCCCTATTTTTAATGCCATTTCATTAATTTTAGGAATTAATTTAGCCATAACAGGTGTAAATCTTGTAGCGAGCTCCATCATTGCTTTACCAATGTTTTCTTTCATATCGCCCCAAGTATTCTTAAGTTGTTGAACTTTTCCTTCGGGAATATTTGCCATTACTTTATTCATATTTCCGACATTATCAGTTATAACTTGTGCTAATATAGCTGCCTTTTGTTGCTCTGTTCCATATTTTAATACTTCTCCTTGAGCTTTATTGAAAGTAATTCCTACTCTACTAAGTGCCCCAACCTGTCCTTGCATAGCTTTTCCCATAAGATTACCTATTCCTACCATGTTTTCAGAAGTTACATTTACTCCATTTTGTTGCACGGCCAAATTATTCATCGCTGGTATTAGTGTTTTTAAACTATCTGATGAATTAAGGAATGTGGCAAGCTGTTGAGCTCCTGCTGTTTGTGTATCATCTTCAACTACACCGAGTTTTTGTTGCGCTGCTGTTACTGCATTTATCTGAGCAATTTGAGCATCGGTAGCATTCATACGTTGTTTCATAATTGTTGTTAACTTTGTTGCAGCTTCAACACTTTCATTATAAGCTTCAATAGATGACTTTCCAAAGTCTATAACTTTATCAACTGCAAATGCTGTTGCTATGATTCCACCTACTTTTTTAACCACATTTCCAATCCCATCCATAGACTTTGATGTATTTTGAGCTTGCCGTTGTGCAGCCTGAAATGCTCTATTAAGAGTAGGAGAAGTTTTACCTCCAATGATTATACTGGTTTGCATTTCTTTTGCCATTAAGTTTCACCTCCCCCATTTTGATGCTTTTGCTTTAAGTAAAATTCAAGTTCATCATAATATTCGCATAGTTCAAATATTGATAATTTATCGCATTCTATATAACTTGTTGAAGTTTCTACGGAAATTACAACTTTGATTTGTTTTATAAAATCCGGGGTAATTATTCCTCCGAAACTTCGAGAAAAAAATCTCTTACAGACCTCGTTGCTGCATCATAATCTTTAGCCGATAACCTCGACATATCATCAAATGATATTCCAGAGGCTTGTGCAAATAAAGCTGCATGATAATTTAAATCAAGCTCAGATGCACCTACAACAATTCCCTTTTTCGCTAGTTCTCTGACAGCATGTTGTATATCTGAACCTGTTAAACCATCAAGGTCATATGATAATTCTGTCTTTTCATTTCCATCTATCATTATTGGTTTCTTTAATTTTAGAATTTCCATGGTTTCCTCCTATAAAAGACAGGCTCTATTAAAGAGCCTGTCTGATTTGTGACGCATAATCAACGCCATTTATTTTGAATACATTGTTAAGTTTATCAATTTCAACGACTGATTCGCCATTGATGATGTATTGATAATATAATATTTCTACTGTCAAAGTACCTTCATTTGTTGCATTAGTTTCGATGTTTCCTAGATCAAGCTTTTTTGATAGGCATTTTATGATTTCCTTATTTGCCTCAGCTTTTATTGAAGCATCTGAACTATCAAGTGCATCAACAACCCATCTGATTTCAAGATCGTGAGATTTCTGTCCAAATAACTCAACAGCTTTTTTGTTTGATTTTTTGAAAGAAATCTCAGCTTCCATTGCTCCTAGTTGCCCTAGTGTTGGAAAGTCGATTTCTCCCATGATGCCAGCTCCCTTTATCGTGTCAGTTAACATTTCAAGAGATGGCCTTTTATAACTCGCAGTATCACCAACGTATTCTGGTTTACCAGATGTACGGTCATATATTGCATATTGTATTGTCTTATTTCCTAATATCATACAGTTGCACCTCCAGTCAAGGTTGTAAGTCCAACTAGGCTATACTGTACTTTGAATGTTAAAGATTTAGCATTAGGGGTAGTAGTTGTTGCAACATCAAATGTAAAATCTCCATTTACAAGATCAGTTGTATCATTGGATGTTTCATTAAAATTGATGGTTGCATACAACAGTTTGCCCTCATTTACTAGTCCGTTAAGCCATTGCTGTACTGATGCCTTTATGCTATCAATATCCCTTCTACTCAAAGGCTTGTCAACGTCATCAAGATAGTCATATTGCAATGAATTAAGTAAGAACTGCATCATTCTTATGCTTGCATCTGACCTATCCTCAGGTAATATGTTATCGAGAGCTTCATAGCTATAGTTTGCCATATGTGGCCCCCATAGTCTTAACGCTCCTTTTACAATATTAGTTGTTGTGATACCTTCTTTATTAAGTAAATTAGCTGTAACTTCATCGAATGCGATAGGGGTACCATCTTCAACAACAACTGATGATGCATTTATCAACTTATTTGATGGGCTTATATAAGGAACTCCATCAACTAGAGTATCTTGTTGTTGCATTGTTACTACCGCCAATGTAGATAAATGATATTGATAGGTTCCTAGTTTAGCCATAGGCCAACATACTTTGTCTAATTTACTAGTATAACCATTAGTAGCTTTGAGTGCTATCGCTTCTGCTATTGTATCTGCTGTAGAATCTGAAATTATGTCCGATGCACAAATCGCATACCATTTTTGTGATATTTTTGCTGTAGCCTTTGCAATCATTTTTGCATGATAAGTAGGCTTTTCAGAATAATTAGGTGCTGCAATTATATTTGGTATAACTCCTAACTTGCTTTCTGATAAATCAATTGAATTTAGAGCGTTTTCAAATACTGTAGTGGTTAAAACTGTATCTGATACGTCAACCCTATTATATGCCGCAATACAGCTAGCATCGTCATAACCAGCCTTTGTGATTGTAATTTTGATTGAATCACCTTCATATTCAAGAGAATAATCTGATGATGTTATTGTTGTTGTAGATGTAACAACAACATTTTCAATTGCAGCTTGTGGATCTTCAATATATCCTACTTTATTACCTGCAACTCCAGATAAGATAATTGTTTCTGTTGTCTCAGTTGCTTCTAATATTGTTGGGCTTGCCATATTAATAACTATTATAGGTCCTATTGCTGATATTCCATTGTCAAAATGGGCTTTGATAGCTTCCCCTAATGTGTATTTATCCCATGAATCTGAATAACCTATACTTGATTTTGCGCTTGGTAAACTGTCAATGAGCATAGGCATGTTTACCATACCTGAATAGTCATAATCAGCAACGCCTTCTGTATTAATTTGCTGTATAGGTGCATTGCCTATATATACCGGTATTGTTCCTAATGCAGCTACAGGAATAGTTCCTGCATAAGGTATCTGTTCGCCATAAACACCATGTTTGTAAACCATGTTTTCGCCTCTCTTTCTAAAAATCCAACAAATATTCAGTTGCTTGAATGCTTGCTGTAAATGTAATATACCCATACCAGTACGGATAAATCAGTTCTGTGTCATACATTCCATAACTAACTGGCTTTTCAATTCTTCCTGTCTCTAAGATTATGGATTTACTTATTAATGCTTGCTTTGTCGTTTCAATAAAATTCATTAAATCAATATATCCTTTTGCATCAGGTATTTTTGTGTCATAACTATCTTTGTCTTTATAAAATCCACCGCCATAAGTGGCAAGCGTAAGGCGTATTGATAATGTGTGTTCATTTGCTCCATCTTCCCCATCATCAAGTGATATAAGAAGAAGTGGCACTTGAAAGTCATATGGTGCAAAGTTTTTATGTGGTAAATAACAAATTTCCACATATGGATTTACATATTCGATAGGCTCAGTCTCTTCCTTTTGCAAAAGGATTTTATTTGCAACTTCTATCTGTAAAAAGTTTTTTAGCTTTTTTAAAAAATCAAGAGTTACCATTAACCTCACCTGCCATTCTGTTCATCCTATATTCCATTTCATGCTCAATACGTTTCTCAAGTGTTTCTATAGCTGTTTCTTCAGCTACTTTCAATATTTCTTTGTTTCCTGCCATCTGTGCTATTGATAATGTACGTAACATTCTAAGTTTACCATTTTGATTACGATTAAATATTCCTGTGGCATTTTTAGCATTTTGTATAAACGCCCCTTTAACAATTTTTGAACTGCCTTTCATAACTTGAACCTTAGGAAATTTTATTTT